AACTGCACATGATGTGGCGATGTGTATGGCTTTAGTTAAAGTGGCAAGACTAATGCATGCACATAAAACAGATAGCTATATAGACTTAGCGGCCTATGCAGCTATTGCGGGAGAACTTAACGAAAGGGATAAGTGAGACAGCCATCTTTGTTTCAAGCACCTAGTGAGTGGATTCCTCCGGAAAACATTCCTAATCTTGAAGCTGCAACAGAGATAGCTATTGATTTAGAAACTCATGATCCTGGTTTAAAAACAACAGGACCTGGATGGGCTGTTAAAAAAGGAAAAGTTATTGGTGTAGCGTTGGCCGTGGAGGGTTGGCAAGGATATTTTCCTCTTGCACATCCTGGTGGTGGCAACTTTGACGAGAAAGTTTTTAAACGACAATTACAAAAGATATTAGATTTACCATGCGATAAAATATTTCACAATGCTATCTATGATGTGGGGTGGTTAAGTGCCATGGGCCTTGAAGTAAGCGGTCGTATTTGTGACACAATGATTGCTGCTCCTTTGATTGATGAGAATAGAAGAAATTATTCTTTAAAAGAAATAGCGCAAGAATATGTAGGGGAAACAAAATCAGAGGCTGGATTGTATGAAGCTGCAAAAGATTTTGGTGTAGATGCAAAAGCAGAAATGCATTTGCTACCGGCTATGTATGTAGGTCCTTATGCTGAACAAGATGCTGCTGTTACATTAAAGCTGTGGAATGCACTAAAGGTAGAATTAATTAGACAAGAATTAACATCGGTATTTAATTTAGAAACAGAACTTCTTCCTATTCTATTTCACATGAAAAGAAGAGGAGTGAGAGTGGATATAGAAAAAGCAGAAAGTCTTAAAGCAGAGTTTAAAGCAGGAGAGAAAAAGATATTAGAGAGTTTATATAAGAAGTGTGGGTTTGAGGTAGAGATTTTAGCACCATTATCTATTGCAAAAGCTTTTGATAAGTTAAAGATACCTTACAATCGTACACCTACAGGTCTTCCTAGTTTTGATAAGAACTTTTTATCCACTCATTCTCATCCCTTTGCTAAACAAATTGTTGAGGCAAGAGAAATAAACAAAGCATATACTACTTTTATTGATTCTATTTTAAAACATTCTCATAAAGGGCGTATTCATGCAGATGTAAATCAATTGAGATCAGAAACTGGGGGCACTATTTCTGGAAGATTAAGTATGCAAAACCCTAACTTACAACAGATTCCTGCAAGAAACCCTAAAATCAGTCCTAAAATAAGATCATTATTTATTCCTGAAGAGGGGGAGAAGTGGGGAATCTTTGATTATTCACAGCAAGAGCCACGTTTATTAGTTCATTATGGCGCTATAATAAGTGACCGAATAGAATTAGAAGGGGTAGCTCCTTTAGTAGATGGCTATACCAATCAAGATATAGACTTTCATCAAGCTGTTGCAAACATGGCAAATATAGATCGTAAGCAGGCTAAAACAATTAACCTAGGAATGATGTACGGAATGGGTAAAGGTAAACTGATGAGCGAATTAGGGCTAGATAAAGATGATATAGATACAGTCTTTAAACAATACCATTCAACCGTGCCTTTTGTAAAAGAATTAACAGATAAAACTATGCGTAGGGCAGGAGAAAAAGGATACATTAGAACTATTCTAGGTCGTAAATGTCGGTTTCATTTATGGGAACCAAATTATTTTGGTGTTCATAAAGCATTACCTAGAGAAGAGGCAGAAATAAAACATGGTGGAATGAATAAAATTAAACGTGCTTGGACATACAAAGCCTTGAATAGATTAATTCAAGGATCAGCAGCAGATCAAACTAAAATGGCTATGGTTAAATTGCATAGAGAAGGGTTCCTTCCCTTGATCCAGGTGCATGATGAATTAGACATGTCATTTTCTTCTGAAGAAGAAAAGAAAAAGATTATTGAAGTAATGGAACATGCAATTGAATTACGTGTGCCATCTAAAGTAGATGCAGAGATAGGTCCTTCATGGGGAGAGGCAAAATAATATGGCATACGCAAGAAAAAGACAGGAAACATATGTTAATACTGCAAAGGGAAAAGAAGCTATTAATAGATCACGAAAAAAAGAACAGACAAAACTACGATCTACACTTGAAGGTAGAATAACTCTTCGTTATCGCAAAGTTAAATGTGAATGGGGTAAAAGTGTGGCGGATTGGTGGCTTAAACAAGAACCTAAATGTGTGATGTGTGATAAAGATGTTTTATATAATAAAGCTCCAAGTAGAAAAAAGGGAAGAAGTAATCTAGCAGAATTAGTTATTGATCATGATCATAAATATACAAGAAAAGATTATCGAAACAATCCTGAACTTTTACCAAGAGGTTTAATATGTCAGCGACATAATTTAAGTTTAGGTATGGTTAAAGAAAATACAACAGAATTAAGGAGAATGATTGCATATCTTAAAAAAAATAAATAAGTTCAGGATATGAAATCTTTATGCTTAACATTATTTTTATTATGTAATACGACATTAAATAATTTTAATTTTACTTATTCTACACAAGAAGAATTTGTAGGAGGTATTATTGAATGTACGCAGTTAACAAATAGTTATCTTCCTCCACCTTCACGATCTATTATAATTATTAGTGTTGCTCAAGCAGCTCTTGAATCTGATTGGGGTAATTCTCGTTTTGCTAAAGAAGGAAATAATTTTTATGGAATAATAGAAACCGATCCTACTTCAAAACATTTAAAAGCTTTAGGTGATCCTAGTATTATGATTCGTGTGTATGAACGTAGATGCGAATCAGTTGCTGATTATATTCAACTTTTAAATAGACATCATCTTTTTAAAGATTATCAAGATTTAAGAATGAAACAATACATAAGTGAAGAAATGGATGTTATTGCATTAATAGAAACTCTTGAGGGATATGCTGTAGATCCTAATTATATTCCTAAATTAAAAGCAACAATAGGATACCTATTAAGAGAATATCCAAACTTGTTTAATGTATCAATTAATACTTAAAATTTTATCTAACTTTTGATTTATTTCTTTTACTTGTATTTCAATAACCGAGAGCCGTGAGTCAATACGCAACATATCTAAATCTTTTATCTTTGATTCAAGGGCCGTGACTCGTGATGAAAGCATCCCGTTCGTGAAAGCTATGCCACCTACTATGCAGCCTACCCATATCCAATCACGCATCGTTAACATTATTTATTATTATTTAAGTGTTTGATAATAACTTGCTAAAGCTTCATCTACTAAAGGACTGGATGATATTCTTGGATTAGGAAAATAATTAGTTCCTGATTGTAAAAGACCTTGATCATATAATTGACTAATAATATTTGGATCTAAATTATATCCAGCTCCTTGCAAAGCCATACTTGTTCTTTCATCTTGTATACTTTTTGAAGTTCCATCAGGCATGCTATCAGCAGCAACTAAATCTGAAAGAGTTGTAGCTGTGTTAGCACCAAATGGAAGACCTTCAGGAACGGCTATTTGATCACTATAAAATTTAGTAGGTATACTTGCCGAGCCTGTATTAGGATCAAATGGAAAATCACTAGGAACGGCTACTTCATTAGTAGGGAGTAGCCTATTAGGAGTAAATGGAAGACCTGGAGGAACAGCTCTTTCATTAGGTATCTTTCCTGGAAATTTATTAGGAGTAAATGGAAGACCATCAGGAACAGCTCCTACCGAGTCGTCCTCACCAAACTCTACAGATATTAATGGAAGAGGTACCTCACCCTCATCACCAAACTGTGGTTGTCTGTCCGATAAAGTCATGTCAAGTCCATCTAAAGGAGCTTGTCTATTTGATCTTGTTCTTACAGCCACGGGATCTAATGGATACGCTTCTCCCGGCATCATGTTAGAAGAATAAGGAATTTTTTTCTTATTCATTCCAAAAAATTCTTTAGCTAAACGCACTCCAGGTAATCCTGCTTGTAGTTGACTAGCGACAGGATACATTTCTGAATAGGCTTCTGGGTATTCGTTTTGTATTTGTCTTGTTGGATCCAGAAAATCCATATCCATTGTTTCTTGAAACACATCTAAACCTGGACCCGTAAGCATAGGGCTACCATCACTTGTTCTCATAATTTTTCCGTCGGCAGTTCTAAGAACTCCTCCAGCGTCTTTAGCTCTTTCGTACCCTAATTTTTTAACAAACTTTTTTTGTCTCGAGCGAAGATCTTTAACTTTATCTGTGTCTCCTTTTTGTAGGGCTGTATTAATTCGTCTATCAAGACTACCTACACTTTGTTGTAAACTACTTTGATTGGTTCCTTTAGAAGCGGTTCTTGCTGCAGCATCTCTACCTGTAAGATATTGAGGTTGTGATTTTTTTCTTTGACCACTAGCTCTAGCTGCCGCTATACCTCTATTACTATCAGCTTGTTGGCGTCTTTCAGCAACTCGTTTATTAACTCTTTGTTGACGTTTAAGTTTAGACCTTCTACCACCAGCACCTCGGTTGGGTCTGTTTGGCCTACTTCTTTTAGGTCTACTTGGCCTTTTATTTTTAGTTCTTTTTCCCGGTGGCGGCATTATGTTCTCCTTGCTGCTATAGCCTCAGTTATATCAATATCTCCGCTTTTGGCAAGTTGAGATGCGTCGGAAGGCGATAAAACATTACCTGTGTTTTCAAATCTGTTAGGTGTTATATTAGGTATAATAGGTGTTTCAACTTGATTTGCTCCAAACAAAGGAACATTAGGTGCTTGTCTATATTTAGGTGAAGTCACATAAGGACTTCTATCTTTAATTATATTAATATCTTCTGTAAATAAATCTGCTGGAGATTCAAATAAATTATCACGAAATAGTCCTCTATATATAGTATCTGTTTGAAATTTAATTAAACGACTAGGATCAGGATTTCCTCTTTGTAAAGCATTTTGTCTTACTTTATCATAAATAAAACTAGATACTTTAATTGGTGTAAATCTATTCATTAAAATATTATTTCTTTCAGCATCGGAATATCTTTCTCCAATAATTTGTCTTACTTTTCTACGACTTAAACCTAATTTTTCTGCAGCTCTAATTCTTTTATAAAGTAATTGATCGTTTCTAAACTTAGCTTGATTTGCTTGGCGGTAAGCTTCAATAATTTCTTCGGGAGTAGAATTTGGTTTATAAGCAACGCTAGTAAATAATTTTTTAGAGTTAGCTACACCTTTTTTATTTTCTGCAATTTTAAATTGTATGCCGTCTTCAATAAATGGATCTTGTATTCTAAATCCAAGCAACCCTGTTGCTTCATTTAAAAATTTATATCCTCTATTGTATTGATCTACTTTTCCAAAACCTGAAAGATATAATCTTTCGAATTGTTTAATGGAACCTGGTGAACCTGTACTTATTAAAGCTCCAAGAGTATTACTTACTTTAGTTCCGAAGCTATCTTCAGGATTCCATATACGTCTTCCTTCTCTAGTTTCTCCGCCTCTCATTAATACATCACCAAAGAAACTTGTAATGATTGATTCTTCAACAAATGGCGAAGCAAATTCTTGCGCTGCTTCCCATACGGACTCATTAAAACTAGAAATAATTTCTTCATCGCTTTTTCTACTAGCACTAAATGCATTCATTGCTGCATTAAGAGGTCTTGTTAATACATCGTAAGCGTTAGTGTGAGAAAAATCTATATAAAATAATTGATTGTTTTGTTTAATAGGAATTATTGTAGAATTTTTTGACCACTCAGGAAGGTATTCTTTTAAAGCATTAAGTTTTTCATTTGAAACTCCTGATACTGCTTGTGCTCCTGCTTCTAATCCTTTTCCTAAAGCTAAACCAAAAGTGGCTACGCCTGCTAATCTTTTTAAACCCGCTGCTCTAAGCAAAGGATCTTGAACTTCGTCTAATCCTTGTTTCAAAGTATTAAATCCAGTACGCATAATTTCTAATGGGAAAGATACAAAGTTTCCTACGGGTGCCCTTCGTATAGTTTGTCCAAATGCTCCAACATAATCATAGTTAGGAATATTATTTTTTACTGTATCAGCAGCTTTTCTTTTAATAAACTCATCAAAAGCCCCCGGTGCTTTTAAATCATCTACACCTAATCTTTTAGCTTCCTTAGCATATTTACTTAATCCTCTAGTGCCGTCAGCATTTCTTACGTAAATAAAATCATCTGGGTTTTTTGCAAATGCTTTTCCAAATGCATCTTGAAATTTTCTATGTTCAGAAAAATAATTTTGTATTTTATAAAGGTCATCTTCCGTTTGATAAGCTAATCTTGCTGCGCCACGAAGTTTAGTTAATCCAGTTTTATCACCCCATCCACGAAGTAGAGTATAAACTTTTCCTTGCTCACTTAAATTTTGCATACCCATACTTATCTCGTCCATTGTTTTTGCCAAGTCCCCTAGTCTAGCACTTGTATTGACAACACCTAATCGTTGAAGTTCCATATACTCATTTTTAAATTTATCGTATGCTTCATCTGATTTAAATAATCGTCTACCCATAGTTGTTTCTAATTGGTTTTTTGAAACAGCAGTTGTCATTTTCCATGCATCTTTAAAATCTTTTATAAATCTAGAAGGGTTAGTAAAAAAATTACCATTCATTCCTGTAAAAGATGCAGCACTAATTAAGTTACGGGCATGAGTAATAGGAGACAATGTAGTTTTTGCTTCTTGAGTTAAAGCTTTAGGCGTTAAAAAAAATACATTGTATAAATTACTTAATGCGTCAGCATTATGTCGTGTGTTTACAATTTTCTCTAAAGCTGTAGCAATTTCTGGAGTAGTATATAAATCTTTTAAAACACTATCAGAATTAATTAGTGTATTAAATTCTAAACCTCCTTGTCCTTTTCCCCCTAGTATAGGAGTGGCTCCTCCTCCTGGTTTAAGTTCGGGTGGTGCTCTAAAGAAAAATGGACTATCTTTA